GGCGGCCGGGCTTACTCTTTAACCGGCGCAATTTCACTAACCCACTAACCGCCCTAAGCCCTAAGCCCTAACCGATATCTCCCCGGCCTAACCGCTAACCGATAGGCCCGGACCTAACACTTTCCACCTATCGCAGCCCGGACCTAACCCGCCCGGCTGCTACCTATTGGCCCTAACTATTGGCCCCGATATCGGGCAGCTATTGGCCCGGCCCTAATTCTTAATAAAAAAGTGAAAAAGATCCCCGCGAGTTTTTTAGGCCCATTACCGGCGCCGGACTACCCGGCCCGACACGGCAATAAATAACCCGGCGGCGGTTATTGACATTAGACTAATGCTGCTAATACCATTAACCCACTAGCCCGGCGCCCGTCGAGCTATCGGAAAGAGGGAAATTATGAATAAAGTTAATGAGCTAATTGAACAATTAAAACCAATAGCAGCAGACCCTAAAAGCTGCGACGCGTTAGAGGTCCTATCTCTCTTTCGTTCGCTGCGGTGGGAATTGTTAGAGCTTGAAAATTCACTAATGGCGATTAAATTCGATAAGGAAACTAACTAATGATAATACTAATGCCACTAATCGCCGTAGTAACTTTATTAGCGGCGCTTAATCAAGATATCGCGCAGGGCCTAACTAATATCTTTATGGCTTAACTAATGGAGATACTAGAGCAGACACTAACCGCCTATATTCGCGGCGTGATGATAGCCGGACTAATTCTATCGGTCCCGTTTATCGTCGCAGCGTTTAAAGATATTAATCAACTAACTAAGGGAGATAACAAGTAATGAACGCACAACAAGATAAAACCGCTACCGCATTAAAGTTTGACTGCTCTTGTAAGGGCTGCCGTAATTGGCTCCCGGATATTGCGGGCATAGTTTACCCGGAGCAGCTAGCACACCGGACCGAGGGCTACTACTTTAGCCGCGACACTATGCGCCTATTTAAGAGCCGTTACGTAGATTGGTCCCGGCTAACTAATGACGCCGCCGGTAGTGGCAAGGATAACCGCGACGGCGTAGCCGTCATAGTTAGCAGCCGCCACGGTTATGACGGCGCCGCCCGTTACTATGAGGTTATTACCTTGTGCGCGTGGGGAGCCGTTCACCGTGGGGAGAATAGCGACGGCCTCGAACAATTCGAGACACTACGCGCAGCACGTAAGGCGCTAACCGTCGCAGCTTATCCGGCGGCGTGTAGCTGCCACGGCTGCCAATTAGACCGGGCGCACGGCCTAGACCGTAACCGCAATTAGTGGCGGCCCGTGGCCTATCGGGTAACCGGTAGGCCGTGGACTGCTACTAATAGCAGAAAAGATCCCCGCAAGAATTGCGGGGGGAGTAACCTAATGAAAGAGGGCTAAGAATATGGACACAATAACAAGGGCAGACACCTTGCAAGGGCTAACGCTCGACGCCGGGACCGCACTAGACCTACTTACCGGCGCAGCTATCGCGGCGCATAGTAAGGCAGACTTGCCGGCGCTTAATTGCATAAACGTGAGCGCGAGCGAGGGAATACTTACCGCCGTCGCTACCGATAGGTTTCGCCTAATTTATGGCGAGATTAAATTAGAGGGCGAGGGCGAGGGAGAGGGAGAGAGTGCCGGAGATCTAAACGCGATTAATATCCCACTGGCAGACATTAAGCGCATTACGGCGGCAATTAAGGCCGTGCCTAAGAGAGAGCTAGAGAAGTCCACTATCTCGCTTAATAGGGCCGGGGATATTCTTACCGTATCGGTTAACGCCGGGTTTTTTGGCACTAGCTTATCTATCCAATTAGAGGCCGGGCAAAAATTCCCACCTTTTAAACACTTATTCGAGGGCGAGCCGGCGGCTATTAGTGAGCTGCAATTAAACGCGGACTATCTCGCCGCGTTCGCTAAGGTCCCTAGTAATGGCGGCGGGCAGCACTTCATATTCACCGGGGACCGTAAGCCGATTAAGGTAAAGATTAATCACGATAAAATTAATTGGCGCGGGCTATTAATGCCTATGCGTCAAAACTAATCTAGTAATGGCCCGCCGGTTATCGCTTACGCGGTAGCCGGTGGACTATCCCTAGCCGGGTAGTAACCCTCTCGCAAGGCGTGAGAGGGAGAGAGGGAGAGGGCAAGTAATGACGCGACAAGAGCTAAAAATTATGCTGCTTAACCGTGCTAGCGAGCTAGATTACACGGTGGAGAGATCCGGTAATGGGTATTGGACCTATGAAGTTTACCCGTATCAACAATACGGGCCACCTATGCAATATAAGTTTATCGAAAGAGAGGGCGAGTAATGGGGCAGCCTATGACGTGCGCTGATTGCGATAAACCGATTAAGGTAACTATCGAGCCTTACGGTAATGGCAATATGGCGGTATTTACTTGCAAGAATTGTGGCATAAGCTACGATACTAATATAGACTAGACTAACTAACCTAATGAAAGAGGGAGATAATGAATAAAACTATTAATGATATGGTCCGGGAAGTCGAGGAGGGAGAGGGCGAGAAGGTTTATACGGTATGGATCGGTGGAGTAGAAGCCACCGATTACCTTGTTACCCTAAAAAAAGCAGAAGATATAAAATATGAACTAGAACAAGAGGACGGATATACCGATGTGGCAATTGTTAGATACGCTACTGATAAATGCGGTTGTGAACCCGGGACTTTTGCTTGTTCAGAAAATCACGCTAAGTTGATGAGCGAAAGAGAGAGCCAGGAGTGAACGCTATCTTCTATTCAGTAACCATTGACGCCGATTGCGGCGATTGCAATAAAACCTACGAGGATATTCCGGCACAAGCCGGGGGCGGGGTAGTTGTGTGGACTTGCCCCGATTGTGGATATGAAAGAGAGAGAGGGAGAGAATGAGTAAACCGACACCGGAATACTATCAAGTTAAGGCGGATCTCTGCGAGAAGTTAGCTATTCAGCAGATATTTTCCGGCAATACCGATATGGGTATGCGTAACATAATGCGTATGACCCACGCACTAGCAGAGATACAACTACAAGAGAAAGAGGGCGAAGATAATGGCTAAATGGAAATGCACCGATTGCTTTAATATGTTCGACATTGACCAAGGAACTTATGATATGGAGTGGGGCTTTCATTGCGTTTATTGCGGTGGGCTAGAGGTTTACGGAGTTATCACCTCAACTGACATTAAGTTTGGAGCTATTATGTTGCGAGAGGGGTTGATGTGAAATGGTTGCCCTGAATGGCCCTACTGAGGGCAAGATTTATCACACATCAAGCATTACTACAAAAATAATTGACCACGTTAAATACGGATCTAGTCTGTTTGAGGTTACTTATTATCGAACAAGAAATGGGTGGGCTTTTCACTCTTGGAAACACATATTTTCGCTTTACATTAAAAAAGAAAGAGAGTTAAGAAAATGAGTAATGTAATTAGCTTCAAGGGCAAGACCACAAACGTAACCTTCTATGAAGTGGTAGATGAGCAAGGCATAGCCATATGGGGCGGAGGAGATGTAACCGAGTGTATTAAGTTTTGGCGTAATGGCCCGGTGAACTCACGCATATTCGTAACGAGTTGGTCAGAGGACGGCGAGGACGCACACCTAATAGGCGAGCCAATAGATGTAAGCTTCCTAGTCCTTGCCGGTATCACCAATACCCTAGATAGGATTACCCGATGAACCTGGCTATTGGTATACTAATCGTATTGACTATCGCCGTGTTGATGATCGCGGGAGAGGAAAAGATAGATGGAGAATAAGCGCTTGATAGCTGCCGCTAAGTATGCGGTATGGCTACGTAATTACCAGAGGGCGAGGGTGAGAGCGCTTACCCGGTTAGCTAAGGCTTACCCTGACGAGTATAAAGAACTCTTTGAGGAGGAGAAGTTAAATGATCACACGCAGGGGAAGGCTTGGCTTGACGTTCACGGTAATACTGGTTCTAGTATGGACACTAACGCCGGCGCCAATACCGATAGGGGTAGAGATACACCGCACCAAACCCGCAATCAACAAGGGACCGGTGAGCTATGAGCAAAAGTTACAGAACAAAAAGCTCGCAATCCGTTACGCTCACCTTGCTTTCGGGTGGAAAGGGAGAGAGCGAAAGTGCCTCGTCGCCCTTTGGACCCGTGAGAGCAGGTTTGACAACCACGCCAGACCTCTTGACGGCGCGGGCAGACCAAGATCGTCAGCTTTCGGTATTGCTCAGCACCTTGGAGAGACAAGCAGAGATCCTGCTACTCAAATCTTACGAGGCCTTAGATACATTTCTTACCGATACGACACACCTTGTAGAGCCGACGCTTTCCAGAGAAGGAACAACTACTACTAGTGTGTTAAAATAAGTTTGCGGGTTGATGTAAACCCTCTTTCCGTCCCCGCAATAAGTAAGCCCCACCTATCCGTCCGGTGGGGCTTTACTATTTACTTCGAGTCGTTTATATAAAACCCGGAACCCTTGAACGATACAGGGGGAGAGGTCCACTTACGTTGGAATTGGTTATGACAATTACCGCACATAATAGTTTCTTCAGGGTCAGTCATCTTGCGTTCGATCTCACGCACATCACCGCAGCCTGGGCATTCGTATTCATATCTCATAGTTTAATTGCTTCCTCGATACTTAGATAACCTACTAACTTCTCTACCTTACTGCGGTTAGCAAACTCTGATGTAACCGGCATCCAATGTGTTACCCACTCCGGCTCTGGTATATCCATTAGGTCAAAGGAGTAGATACCCTGCGGGGTGGAGTTGATATAGAAGGGAATGAGATCACGCTCAGCGCTCTGCGTTATGAGCTTGCGATACTTCATCTCCTCAATCAAGAGGGTAGGGTAGTGGGTATGGCGACACTTAAGTTCTATGTAATGCCCTGCTTGCTGACTGATACAGTCGAATGAATCATAGATACCCTCACTCTTTACCAGGTCAGGATATAAACTTTCTTGTAAGTAATTAAAGAGTTCTAATTCTTTCATCGCCAAGGGTTGTCTCCTCCGAGTAGGTTCTGCAGTTTGCGAAGTGAATTAGAGCAGCGCCTATCAGCAGTGGATAGGGCGCAACCATATACTTCAGCTATCTGTTGAAGGGTAAGACCTTCGTGATGTCTAAGCAGTAGCAAGTCCTTATCGGACTGCTCTAACTTTAAGTAAGCCTTCTTAATATCTATTAGCACGGCAAGCAGGTTGCCACCCTCGGATGGTGATGATGAACCACGTGGTTGCCCGTCTTTAATCATATCTTGTATCTGTTCTAGCACTGTTCCATCAACTACCGAAGCGATAACGAACGGCAGTAGCTGGCCCAGGGTGGCAGACTCATAGTAAGTTTCATCTGTTACTGAGTAGCCAGACTTATCAGCCTTCTGTCTGCGAGCGTAGCGTTCAGCCACCCTACGCATTTGCCAAGCGATACGTTGAAGGTTATGTTTATTCTGTTCAGGATCTGGCTCTGCTAACTGCTCGTTAATATAGTAAGCACGACCAGTAGCCCACACGTAGCACTCTTGCGCTACGTCAGCCTTCTCTACGAAGTTCTTGTAACGGCGATAGATACTATTAGCAACCGAAGGAACTAAGTCATATACCGCAGGGTTTAATTCAGTCACAGTCAGGTAGCACCAAATCTATAGTGTGTTGGATGTTTAATAGTTTGATAGCAAGGAAGTCGAGGTAGTTGCTAGCATCAGCTATCTCCTCTAGTAATTCTCTAATGGTATCTGCGGTAGTAAAGGACTCAAACTTCTGCCCATTAGCTAACGCATACTGGCTATGTCCTACATTCTTAACACGACCTGCACGTAGCGAAGCGAAGGCTTCTATGAATGAGGTAAGGTCATCGGTGCTTACGCCACCAGCGCTACGATATCCAGCAACTACTGGATGATCTGCTAACGGACTGCTGGCAGGGTTACCACGAACTGCTTGAGAGTCTGGTCTACGCTCAGCACTATGAATCCACTCTCTATCAAAATTGTCAGCGCTAATTCCAGTTCCTCGCTCATTCATTAGACTCTCCTATCAGTAAGTTACGGGTTGCCTCTACGCCATTGGCTAGGTAGTAGTCATTGATATCCATACTAGGTGGTAGTGTAACAATAGTTGAGTTCATCACCTCGTTTGCGACACGCTTAGCGAACTCAGCTCCTGGGTTAGAGCCATCCTCTTTGACATCATTGTCCCCGACTACATATACAGTTTCATAACCGCTAAATAACTTAGGAAAGTGTGTCTTCCAAGCAGCCACTCCTGGCACTCCGACTGCTGGTATGCCTAGAACTCCTGAAGTAATGACCGCATCTAGTTCACCTTCAGTAATAACAATATGCTTACTGCTAATAGTAATATCTTTAACGTTATAAAGGTGTGCCTTCTGGCCCGTAGGACTACCATACTTAGGCTTGCCATCATCAAGACGCCTGAACTTAAAGCCAACACAAGACCCGTTGACCGTTATATATGGGATAGATATCCATCCTTCATACATCTCGTGTCCGTTGATAGGGTCAACGATAGTTCCTATCTGATACTTAGTTGCTACTGCCTCAGAGATCCCACGTTCTGCGAGCGCGACTAGAGTTTCGGGAGTTATTTCCAGTGCGTATCGTTGCGCCGCTTCCTGCAGCAATTTCGACTGCGCGTTTAAGCCCATCTTTAAACTCCATATTCTCTAATATACAAACCAAGTTAACTGCATTGCCACCCTTACCGCAGGTGTGGCAGTAATAAAGATTATCTATCGTATTGATTACCGCACTACGCCTACTGTCGTTGTGCAATACACAACGCACCGAGCTGGACTTACCTTCTCTTACTTCCCCACCAAAAGCTAGGACTATCGGTCCTATGGGGACTGTGTTCGCATCTGTGGCACCGGTGAATCTTTTCTTACGATCAACCCTGGACCAACCTTGTGTTGACATACGCACCCCTTATCCTCGCATTGGTAGTGTAAGTCTGTGGCCTTATCGTAGTAGCCTTCGGTGTTTAATACACCGCCTACTAAACAGTCGTGGCAAATCATTTCGGTCTAGATTCCCTAATGATATCTACCGATACACCTGATAAAACTCTTTGTGCATCAATTAAACCATAGTTGTAAGCATTGTATTGTGGGTCTGGGTTTTCTGAATCTTCTGATTCAATCAAAAGGTCTGCAATGGTTCTTGAAAGTTTATGCTCATCAATTATTTTAATCTTCATCTGTTACTTCTTCCTCGATTAGTTCTAGGTCTGGTGTTACTTCTTCTTCCGGTGTTGTTGACCAAGTTTCTGTGCTAGTGATAGCACCTTCTGGTGTTGGCATTATTTCTCCTTAGTATTAGCGTAGTTGATTTCCTTGCGAATCTTTTTTAACTCTGTTGCAATTTCTCTTAAGAAATGAATTATCCAATCTTCATATTCGGTATAGCTAGGCTCATCATCTTTCATTGCTTCTCCTTTAACCACTGCTTTAGATCTTGTATTACCCAAGCATTCTCTATGCCAGAGTTTCGGCGCTTGACTACAACGTAATGCAGTGGCACTTCCCCGATACCACGAGCATTAGCATAGTTAAGCGCCTCAACTTCTGCTTCCCTCCAGAATTCAGGCAACGATAAAGTTGACCTGTTCTTGAGTTCGAGGATGTAGGTCTTGCCAGCGATGACAACAACCATATCTCCTTCATCCTTGCTACCCGCTTTAGTTAAGCGTTCAGCTAGGACACCTGCTTTACGGAGCCACTTCATAACATCTGTTTCAAAGATGCTACCTTTGACTCGGTTGTATTTACTTGCCATCAAGTTTTACCTTGTTGACTTTAAAGACTTGTTGTCCGTCTTCCTCTATAACCTCAACGATTCCTGCCTGTATGAGTAGCGAAGCGAAGCCCGCAAAGTCCATCTCCAGCTTGACTATACGCTTCTTTAGATATTGGATCTCTGTGTTCACAATAACCCTTTCTCAATAACCTCAATAGTAGGGCAGGGATATAACACGCCATTGGCATTTTCTCCTACACAAGAGAAACAATAACGACCTGCTGGCCTATGTAATTGCACTACTTTTTTAAGAACTTCCACACCAAAACTATCTGTAAGAACATTAATTAGGCGGTCAACTTCTGCCAACAATTCATCGTAAGTTACTTCTGCCATTGCTTCTTATCCTTGAATGCTATTGCTAGCCATCGCCTGATGTCTATACATTCTGCCATAGGCATCAGCATCGTTTATCTGACAAGCACCATAGTTAGTAAAGAGTCCTGCATAATCTTTACCATCAGCAGCGTGTGGCCCAAAACGATTCTTAACTACAGCAACTCTTAATACATTATCTTGTGGGTCATAACCCAGGGTGAGTATCAGCGCCGGTAATTGACTTACCTTGCCGTGAATAGCACGACGTGCAGGTGGGTTAATAGTAGAACCATACTCACTCTGCTCTGATACGTGGTGCAATACCAGCACACACGCTTCAGTCTTACGTGCCATATCGTGTAGCTCCATCATAATTGCACGAAGACCAGCCCACTCATTATCAGTTTCAGCAACTACGTTCATTAAGTT